AAGAAAGTACTTATCTATGCTGGCTTGATTTGTGGCTACCTGAGCAGTACCACCTAATCTAGTAATAGTGGCCTTATTAAATATAAGCACATCGTTTAATATCCAGGCTGCATCAAAGTAATCTATGCCAGTACCATCATCTGCAAATACTGTGGGTGTAGCAGCAATAGATGCGACAGTTACATTTCGATCCTGAAACACAAAAGAACCAGTAGCATCTACATATAAAGCGCCATACTCTGATTCACTAGCGGTAGTTAAAGCTTGTAATGCTGTGCGATTAGTACCTGGGTCTGCTTGTAATGTAGTTAAGCCTGCATCTATATCACGCATAGATTGTGGCCAGTCAATTTCATCTAATATCTGATTAATGCGTGTGCCTGATAAATCCCCAGCGCTTGCACCTGTAACAGTGCTTATCTGTGCTAACTGGGCTAATCTAAAAGCATCTACAGCTTGTATGGTTGTAATTGCTACTTCATCAAAGCCAGAGTTTTCTGGATAGGTTGTAACATAACTTGTAATAAATCCTGAAAATACTGGGTAAGTAATAGAGTTATATGTGGCAGTTATCTGCACTTTTTTCATAGGTGTTAGAAACGTAAAATAAGGGCTGGCTGGATTTTGTGGGTTAAAATCTCCGTTTTGATCTACTATGCGTAAAGTCATTGATCCAGTTTGAAATATGTCGCTTAGTGCAGTACGACCTCTATTGGTTTCAATTTTGTTAATACGATCTGATACATCTACGATTACAGCTGCGGCATCTGCTAATACGTTAGTGCCTAAAATACCCTGGTCAAGTATCATAGCCTGCGCAAAACTTGGCCCAGTACTAAAGTTAATAATAGCGTTTACTGTAGGTGCTGACATTATAAAAATCCAGCAGGCACTGTGCTATAACCCGATCTAGTAGCTATCTGTATGCTTTCTGCAATAGCCTGGCTTAACTTGTCGCCACTAGCTGTGGTATCTACAGTAATGCGTATATCTTGCTCTGTAGGCCTTAAACTACTTAGCGGATCATACCTAAAACCTGTGGCTGCTAAATCTTGTGTAGTTGCCATTAAACTAGATAAAGGATCATAAGGTGTTATTGCAGGTGGGAATACAGTGCCACCACCACTACTAAAACTGCCACCACCTTTTGATGCAGGTAGTTTTGTCATACCAGCCAAACCAGCTGCGGCAGCGCCAATAGTTGCCAATATATCTGCCTCTGTAACTCTTAAACCACTTAAAGGATTCCATGCTGCTAGTCTGTCAAATGCTGATCGTGCTTTTTCGGCAGCCTCTGCTAATAATCTAGCTTTCTCAGCTGCATCTAACTCAGCTAATGCTTTTTTAGCCAGGGCGTCATCATTTTTAGCGATAGCAATTAAAGCGTCTAAACGTCTTTTGGTTTCTTCATCTACAGCTTCATTACGTGCTTTTTGTAATCCTATTAACTCAACATCAAATTTTTCTTTTAATATGTCTAAATCTGACTTTTTCTTTAATTGATCGTTTTCAGCCTTACGCAATTTAGTAGAGTTTTTAATTGCTTGTGCTTCTAATTTTCTTTGTTGAGATGCAATTCTAGTAGCAGTTCTTTCTTGCCCACCACGATCTTGCTGTGGCATAGCGCCTCTACCTAATTTACGCAAACCACCAATATAAGCACCTATGACTGGTATATTTCTTAAATCAAATGCGTTGCCTACGCCAGGTATATTTGTTAATTGCTTTATCTTCTCTGCAATACGGCCTAGTCCTACTATAACTTCGCTAGTAGCTGTAGCAAAGTCTTCCATGCTATTTGTTAATTCTTCTATAGTGTTATCATCGCCTAATAGTGTTAATGCGTCTAAAATACCTTTGCCAATAATTTCTTGAGCATCTGCGGCTGCAACACTTAACAGACTCATTTTGCCTGCATAAGTTTCTAATCTTGCGGCTGCTTGACCTGAAAACTTAGTATTTAGTTCGCCCATGATTTTATTCATGTCGCCAGTCTTTAATAAGTTTTTATCTAAGCCTGCACCTAATCTGCTTAACCCTGTGGTATTACCTGCATAAGCTCGAGATAAGGCTGTTGTTACTTGGGTTAAAGATCTACCTGTGCCAGCACTTATATTTAATGCTGTGTTCAATGCATCTTGGCTAGTAGTAATCGAGCCTGTAACAGTCAATAATTGTTGAAATGCTGGCCTTAGTTCATCATCTAGTACGCCTGCGGTTTTTTGCAAGTTTGCTATGTATAACTCTACAGCTGGTGAACTAAATTGAAATCCTGTATTTTTTAATTGCTGCTCTAGCGACCTTGCAGCCTTCTCATCTTCTGCAAATGCTTTGACTGCCGCTTTGCCAAATCTAGTTAGTGCTGTGACAGAAAATGCTGTAGCAAAGGTCTTGGCAAAGGTTTTTAATTGTTTGTCAAATGCGCTAACTTCTTTTTTAGCCTTTTTTAATCCTTTATTATCAAAGGTGCTTAACGCCGATACTACTAAAGTAGGCACAATTACACGCCCCTAAATCCACGAGCTGATCGCTCTTGATAAAAGCCAAGTACTTGGCCTTTTTTCTCTAGTGGTAATTTTTTGTAATACTCAAATATGGCTTTGTCAATAGCCTTCTGTATATCTTTGTATGCATCGCCCTGCTCTTCTTTCCAGGCTTTGTATATAACTCGACCTTTATTTTTACGGCCTCTGCGACCTACTGTGCCTGCCATAGTTGCATCTGCTACTTGTGGTAATGCAGCTATAAATTGCGCACCAGCGTTAGGGTTTAATGATGCGCCTTGTGCGCCATCTGTCTTACGACCTGCGGTTTCATAAATAGCGCCAGGTGCAGACTCATTACTCACATAATTGTAAACGCTGTAACCTTTACGATTACGCTTATTAGGGCCGAGCTTGTATTTGATACCTGCTCTAGCTGTGGCTTGATCATACGCAGGGAACGGCCTGCGCTGACCTTCCTGTGGCTCAGCCTGTTTTAACCAGCCACTTAACACATTTTGATTGCTTGGCAAGTATTGTTTTGCCTTAGCAGATGTTTTAAGCATTGGCTGTTTTAGGCTAGCCCTAACGTTTTTATACATATCTTCATCAATTTCATCAATAGCTTTAAGGAACTCTCTAACGCCGTTTACGACTACGGGCATTTTTGATCTCCTTAGCACGATCTGATAAAACCTGGACTATTGTCCTAAGCATCTCAGAATCCATATCTATAAATTCTTTAGGCGGTATTCCTAACTCCACCGATAGGCTGGCTATCGTATAAAGAATGGAATCTCGCCCAGTTATTTTTTTTCTTCGTCTAAAACCTCTACAGTATCTAAAGTGTCTATAAACTCGATACCAAAGATTGGTACTGTTACGTTAGCCCTACGTAAGCACTCCCAAGCTAGCCAATAAATTTCGGTTTGCCGTTCGTGATCACGTAGGACTTTACTAATTCCTGCGCCGTACTTTAACTCGAAAGCGTACTCGACACCTGGTGTTATCTTATGTTCTGTGACTTCACCAGTAGCCCTTGTAATCTTTAGCTTTGCCATTATTTCTCCTTAAGGTGTGGTATCTACTACGATAACACTTTGGCAGGTAAATGTGATGCTTTGTGTGCTTATGTCGCCCACTGCGCCATTAACATCTTGTGTGTTATTGACTAAAACTGTAGTTTGAAACTCTGGGTTAGTAGAGCTTACGACAGCGCTTGTCTGTTTAATTGTAAGTGGCACTGTTGTACCCCATGCAGCCTGTAGGGTGGCATTAACCTCGCCTGCGGCTGTATCGTTTAAGAAGTCGATAGTGATAGTGCTTGCCTCTAAGCCCTTTACGAACTTGTGTGCGCTATCGCCCATAGCTGTTACTTCTAGTTCATCAAATGATCTATTGATTGTTACGGCTGTTACGTGGTCGCTCAGATCAACTGAATTTAGTGTAACCACCGCACCATTAGCTAAATATATTGCCATTAGTCTTGCCCTTCTTCCTTCTTAGCAGCAGCCTTTTTGACTACCACTTCTGGTTTGTTGATCTGACCTATTTTGATCAGAAACTTAGTTTCTTCTTCTGTTAATCCTTTGTAGCTCATTTTAACTCCAACTCGTTAGGATTGATACTGTTATTTCACTTACTAATAAATCGCCACTAGTTGCATTTACTATACTAGGTGCAGATACGCTGGATATATTCATTTGATAACTAGCAGCTGCTAATTTAGTAACTACAGCCAATATGTAATCTTCTATACCTGCAAGATTGCCCTGGTTGTCTAATGCAGGTTTAGTTATGATTATCTTAAAATTAGCCATTGGGCTAATAGTAATTTCATCATTATTGCTAGGTGTTAAATATGGATCGCCAGGGGTAATTACTACAGCATTAGCAAGTAATGTGGCTGGTGGAAATGCAAAGACTGACCACACGCCAGCGTTAGTTAAGGTTGTCGCTAATGTGCTACGTAGTGTGGTAATCGCAGCTGGCATATTAACCTACCAGTGAGTTAGGTGATGAATACGGCTGGATGAGGCCACGTACTCTATTTATCAGCTGATAACCCATACGATAAGGGCTAGCACTGACCCCATCCATACCGACCCCACCTGTCTGGCTTACTTGTCTTGCTTGCCAGATGTCTACGGCTACGATCATGGCCGCTTGTCGTATTGCAGGGGTTGTC